TCACAGGGTGGGATTCCACTTACACATTGGTTGGATACTGGGAGCGCAATTACATTCAATAGTGTCCCACCGGCAAACGAGCCTAACACGCTTGCTGACATTGCGCCAAACACGATGAATTTTGGCAGTGCACCGATAACACAAGAACTTCCAATAGACACAGGAACAAACGGTATTTTCGCGTTGGGTGTTGTTAAGTGGTCTGGAGCTACAGGGAAGGTTACGACTACGGCCACTACAGACGCAAATGGCGCATTGGGCTGCTCTACACAACGTAGGGATTACGAAGCTAATTCTCCGAACCAACCAACTACAGGATTTGCAGAAGTAATTCTTACTGGGCAGGCGTACTGCATCCCAGACAATGCCGTAACGATTGGCGATTATATAATTTTAAGTTCTACACTCGCCGGAGCCGTACACGATTTCGGGGCCGCTTCTACAATGCCTCCGCTGAATAACCAAATCGTTGGAAGGGCGATGAGCACGGGAGTGCAGATTTCTGTTCCATCCTCAACGACCGCAAGCTGTCCATCAACAGGAGGAACAATAGGAGCTGGAACATACCAGGTGTCAACTACCTACGTAAATAGCCTCCTGGGAGAGACGACAGTAGCGAGAACCTCGGTTGTGTGCTCCGGGACAACATCTTCGATTCTTGCGAGCCCAAATGGGAATTTTTTCACTACTACAGCGGAGGGCATTATTGGATTCCGAACTTATATTTCTGCGGCCGGAGGTGGTGCAGGAAGTGAAACTCTTCAGCCTATAAATAGTACCGTCTGTGGTTCTGCGAACGCTGTAATTACTTTGCCAGGAAACAAGCAAGCCTGCCAAGTGAAGCAGATTAGACAGTTATATACTGTAGGGGCAGGAAATGCAACATTTACATCTGTTAGTGCTGGAGCGGCGATCCCATCTTCAAATACAGCCTTTACGCCGGTGACTGTGTTTAGCGGTGGGGCGCAGATGTATAATTTGACTCAGCCGACCGCAATCAATTCTGGAGACCTTACTGCGGCAGTTTCTACCGCGACTCTTTGCGCTGCTGCTGCTGGAGCCTGTAATCAGGCAGGTCAATACGAGGTCCACTTTGATTTCATAGAAACCGGCACAGCGTGTGGTACTCCAGGCACGGGCGGAGTCACGTTTCTGCTCACTTGGACCGACGCCAATGGAACAACGCACTCAGCTGTATCGTTGGGTATGGATGATGCCTCTGCCATCAATGCCGTCTCACAGACTTTTCATTTCCAAACTGCTTTGGGTACTGCTTGGGCGAGCGGTCAATTCACGCTTTCTTCAAACGGTTCAGTTATCCAATATGCCACCGGCTATACAGCTTGTGGGGTCGGAACTGGAACTTATCGCCTACAAGCATCCGTGGTGAGGTTGCAGTGAAAAAGTGCCTAATCTTTTTAATTCTAATAACCGGCCAGTCTCTTTGGGCTGCGAACGGTTTCGTGCAGGGCAATGGGCCAGGTATAGCGGCTGGAAATAAAACCTGGATCGTAAATAAATGGGTGACTACAGCATACTGACCTTCACGGCAATAGGATTCTAGCGATGAGACCAAACATGAAACGACTACTTATTGCACTACTGATTCCCTGGAGCCTGTGGGCGCAGGGTGTCAGGGTGGGTGGCGGTACGGGACTCGCCCCTGGCTCACCTGGCACCATTGTCAGTGGTGCTGGCGGCGGCACGGCTCAGGCTCAGACCGCAACGCCGAATCCAGCAATCACCAGTTACATCTCGACCGGGGTTCTGTACTGCTTCACCCCTGTGGCCAATAACACGGGCGCAGCGCCTACGCTCAACTGGAGTGGCCTCGGTGCTAAACCTACCGTGAAAAATAGCAACGGCATCGCGCCGCTAGTTGCAAATGACTGGGTGTTGGGAGTTCCGGCGTGCCACATCTATGACGGCACAGAGTTTATTCTCATCAACCCGGCTACGACCACCTCTAGCAACTCCGGTACAGTACTCCACACGGTTGGTAGCTTGACTCTCAATTCGTGCGTTGTTGGAAATGGTGGGGCCGACATCAAGGTAGACACAGGACAGAACTGCTTGAATGATATTCTCCCGGCAGCTACGCGAGCTGGGGACATGATTTATTGTCAGACGTTCAGCGGTGTCTGTACAGCCTGGTCACTATTGCCAGGCAACAATTCTGGAACGCAGTTCTTACAGGAGACGAATGCAGGCGTGCCATCATGGGGATCGAGTGCCGGAACCGTTGCATGGTCCAGCTTAACCAATCCAGCCTCTAGCCTGGGGTTGACGATGGCATCGAACCTCACAACGCTGAATTATACAACGGCCCTCTCTCACGCATTCGATCTGAAGAACACGACACCTGCCTCGGTAGGCACCAGCCAAGGTAGCCCTTTTCTTGGCGGCTGTGGCCGCGCCTGGACCGGCTCCGATGTCGAGTCCTGTTGGAACATGTCTATTCTTCCTGGTAATGGAGTCAATGCCCCTCTCACGATTGCTCTTGGTGTCTCAGGAACGAGCACCGGCATAACCACCTTCACTACTCCTGGGCCGGTTCAATCTGGCTCCGGCAGTGGTGCGGGATCAGAGTGGAGCCTACCCAATGCAGGTACGATCCCGGTTGGCTTTGCCACAGCGGGGCAGCATAATTGCTACAACGACTCCACAACGACAAGTGCTCCACTGTGCTCGTTTAATGGGGGCACTACTGGCAGGCTGCCACTAGAGATTTGCCCTCCTGTCCAGATCGCTCTCTCGACCAGCGCGATTGGTTCGGGTGTCCGAGTTGCCAATACTGCGGCGTGTACTGGTCTATCGACGGCGACAGACACGATCAACTGTACGCTAGTCGGGGACACGAACGCGGTGACCGGCTATGGCGGGACGACCGTTCTGACCCTCAAGCCCTACTTGACAACGAATACAATCAACGTGGACCAGTTGAATACTACAGGGTCGAGCATCACTCCAGGAGCGGCCTCTATCAACTGTAAGGGATGGCGATGAAACGCTTAATTCTACTGCTTCCTTTGTTGCTGTGTGCAAGGTCCGTGAAGGCCACCGCTACGTTTGTACAAGCTGCAAGTGCCACGCAAACCTCTGGCACGAGCTTGACAGCAACCTTTTCCTCTAACCTGAGCATTGGAAGCGCAGTGATCTGTATGTTTGGATGGGGTAGTACGTCAGTTACGATCAGCACATTTAGAGATGGAAATGCTGCGAATTTTACGGTCATTGACAGTACTAGCTCATCGACAAATACCGCCGCAACCTATTACTTATTGAATGAGGCTGGCGGGACCGCAACCGTCACGGTTACGATTTCAGGATCGGTCCTTGCCCAAAGCCTTGATTGCCATGAGGCCAGTGGCGTTAAAACTGCTGCCGCACTTGACGTGCACAGCTTGAGCGGTGACTTGACTGGAACTTCTTTTACTGGAGCAACTGTCACTACGACAGCGGCAGACTACTGCTTCTCGGCAATTCATGATGACCAGAACTCCAACAACACGTTTACTGCCGGGACGAACTATTCCTGGGTTCTGCGAGGCACGAACGGCAACTACAATGAATCCTCTAGTGTGGTGCAGGGAACGGCGGGCAATGTCGCGGCGCAGTTTACCGCTACCACAAATACGTTTCACGCGAGGGTTAGCATAGTGTGTTTGCTTCCGGCTACTGTCGGGGCGTCGAATGCGCCGCAGGCTAGTATCACTTTTGGTGGACCGTGATCCGAAGACTCTTCATTGTCATGTTTCTCTTGCCTGTTGCTGCCCACGCGCAGCTCTGGTCTGGCATTCTCAACCCAGCCAGAGCGACCGACTGGTCTGGCGTAGGCGTCCCAAGCGGCATCCCGTCACGGACCGTGTTGTGTTCCACGCTCGGTACGTCTGGTCTATCCTCAAGTACTGTGCAATCTGTCACGACAATTCAGATCAATTCAGCTCTGGCTGGATGTGCTAGCGGGCAAGTCGTGCTGCTCAATCCTGGCACCTATAACACGAACGGTGGATGTATCATCATCCCAAGCAATGTTGTATTGCGCGGCTCAGGCCCGACGAAAACAATCATCAATACGACTGGAAGCGCCAGTTGCGGGATCGTCAGTTTTGGAAATGGCGGTGGCCCGAACTCAGGGAATAGCACCGCGATTACCGGAGGCACGGCCCAGAACTCCAAGAGTATCACCGTAGCGAGCGCCTCGGGGATCAGCGTCGGGATGCTGATGACACTCTCTCAGAACGACTCGGCTATTATGACAAACCAGGGTGACAATGGGACGTGCTCCTGGTGCAACGGAGGAATCGGCGGCTTGTCAGGCCAGACTGTTCAAGTGACAAGCATCAGTGGAACAACAATCGGCATCAGCGAACCACTTTATCTTGCCTACACGAACGGTGGCCAGGCTGCTTACCCATACAACGCGGCGTGTGCAAACGCTGGCCTAGAGAATCTTCATCTCACAGCGCAACCCAACACAGGCTACAATCCGAACATCAACATGGTTGCTACCGTCAACAGTTGGGTCAAGAATGTCGAGAGCGACTTCGCCAACGGTGCTCACATGCATATTGACTGGTCGCTCCACGATACAATTCAGGATAGCTTCTTTCATGATGGTTATTCGCATGGCCCAGGCACTGAGGATGACCAGCTACGACTGAGCTACAAATCAAGCGCCAATCTCATTCAGAACAACATCTTATGGCGGCAGCACGTAAGCATCATGCTAGAGTGGGGTGCGTCTGGCAATGTCATCGCTTATAACTACTCGACGGGAGCCTATGATGCTCCGACCGGCACCTTCAATAGCTGGTTAATATCGGACATTGATGCCACCCATGGCGCGAATCCGATGTTCAATTTATTTGAGGGAAACATAACGACACATTTTCAAGCCGACTCCGTATGGGGGTCTGCGAATAACGACACGCTCTTTCGTACACTTTCAACCGGGTCGAATAAGGGTGTTCCTCCCATCAATGCTAGAGGTGCGCTGAACTTAGGTGCTGCTAATCAGCAGACTGGAAACGCTGTCGCTTATTCGATTGATTGGACAGCCCAGAACTATAACCTCGTAGGTATCCTGGCAGGATCGGACTTCGCCATCAACTCCCAAGGCTATTCGAGTATCCGCAAGTCTCCCACGGCTGCCGGGAGCGGTGGCGGTCCGACCTGTATCGCGGTTGGGTACATGTCCGGGTCTGGCACACACACACCAAACAACACCGACAGCACGATGCTGTACACGAACGTCTTCAACTGTGGCGTCAATACTTTCACAAATCCTGCTGCACTGCCGTCGAGCTTCTACTTGAGCGCAAGGCCGACATGGTGGAGCGGCACATGGCCTCCGATTGGACCGGATGTAGTAGGCGGCAACTTCACGGACTGGGAGAATCCCTCGGCCTCGACGCTACATGGGTTTGTCAATGTAATTCCGGCCCTGACATGTTTTAACTCCGCCACATCAAATGGCACGACGAATGTGACTACTTTTGACGGAAGCGTGTGCTATGTTGGCAGTGGAGGACCGCCCCCGCCTCCACCACCGCCGCCTTCGTCACCTGGTGGTGGGGCTGTCTGCGCTAACGGATGCGTGCTATCGAATGGAGCAGTGATTCGATGAGCGGAGAGGATGGAGGGTGAGACGGTGAGGCAGTTCGTAGACGAACATTTCAACGTCCTTGTGCTGGTAACGCTGTTCCTGTGTGCTGGCGGCGTTCTTCTGCATGTCGTCCATCACACGCAAGATCAGGCCACGCTCAACTGGCTGGAGCATGTATCGGACCAGATTCTCGCGGCACTGCTCGGGATGATGACCGGGTACCGTCTCGCGCAGGCAGCGAACGGCAAGCCGCCGACGAACGGAACTCCTCCAACCCCGCCAGAGGCACCGAATGGACGACATGAATGAATTTCGATCCAACCAGCCAAATAACCGTTGGCGGATTTGCGCTACTCGCTTTGTGGCTTGTGCTCAAGTTCAAGCCGTGGCGCAACGGGACAAGTCGAAAGGATACTATTCCCGGCATTGGCAATCTGGGTCTTGCTGAATGGGAGATGAGGACAAGAGAAATGATGAGAAGCGTGATGGCCGAAAGGAAGGGTTCCGGGGCGCGGGAGGCTGGCGAATGGGAAGTTAAGTTGCGCGAAATCTGCGATGCTGCCGCCGAAGAATCCAATATCAGGTTGAAAGCCCATTTCGATAACATTATGGCAGCGCGAAACGAAGCCATTCGGCGCATACTTCGTGAGGAGTTGGATGTTCACGGCAGAGTTTAGGTGTAGAATGGTGGAATTATAAGAAGATAACATGCATTACAGAAACGGACGCGAAGCAAAGAACGGCGATAAGGTCGTATTTTTCGGTTATGGAGGGCCAGTCGTAGGTATTCTTTATGATGCTATGGCAGGAAACGATTACTGCAATGGCAAAATCGCAGTGACGAAGCCCAACGATCCTTGTCCAAACCTGCAAGAATGCTTGCACTTGGAAGATGTGCTGGCACTGCTGCCGCTTAGGACGGATGTTTTAGCGGCCACGCACCCCGATATTTTTAAACAAATCGAACTTGTACCTGACAAATCAAAGGCGTGAAGTTAACTATATAATTCCCTAAGATGCAATATCTTTGCAATGTGGCTATCGCCTTCGATGTGCTGTGCAATGTGATCCTGGGCGGGAAGAATGATGAGACCTTGAGTGCCCGAAGCGGTCGAGCGAAGGATGCCGGTAAATTGTGGGGGCGGCTTCTGGCCGGAACCCTCAATGCCATCTTTCCCGGCCATACCAAGGCAGCCGAAATTCACGATGAGCAGCGGGCCGAGATTGTCGATGACCTAGAGGAGCAAGACCTTGGAAAAGGCTGACCTGATTGCCCTCGCTCGACAGAAGGCTCAAGAGCATGGCATCGACGCGGCGCTGGTCTGTGCTGTTATCGAACAAGAGAGCGGCTGGTGCCCGTGGGCGACACGCTATGAGACGAACTTTATGACCCGCTACATCGCGCCTCTGTACGTCAAGGGTAACATGAGCGCGACAGAAGCCTACACGCGGGCGATGAGTTGGGGCCTTCTTCAGATCATGGGAGAGGTGGCGCGGGAGGAAGGCTTCGAGGGGCGTTTTCTTTCCGAACTTTGCGACCCGCTGACCGGATTAGAGCGAGGATGTACGCATCTGAAGATAATTCTGAAAAAGCATCCCACAGACATCGGAGCAGCCCTGCTCGCTTGGAACGGGGGCGGCAACCCAGAGTATGCGAGTGAAGTCCTGGCGAGGCTCCCGAGCTACGACGGAACGCAGTCAGCCCAGCCAGAGACCACTGATTCCAGTCGATCCCCGAAAATAGTCCCTGTACATCCCCAGGTTTGAGAACTTCCATCTGACTCAAAGTTTCGACGGGCCATTTTCTGTCAAGTCTCACTCGCTTTGCTCTACGGCCACTCACAAGCCGATAGCCTTTGAGTGGGGCAAGTTCTCCCGTTCTTGCCATCGTATAGACCGCTACGTCTCCGCGTCTCACATATCGGCACAGTCGAAACCAGGGATGCGTGATTCGATGCTGAAGCATGATGAGTCGAACTGAATCTTGAAAGCTCATAGCATTTTGCGCCGGATCGACCCACTACGTCCTAGCGATAGGCCGTCCCCTGGATCGACCCGGCTCCTGTGCGGTCGAATGGCCTCCTCTAAATAAAATGCACTTCTACTCCAGGCCGGTACTGGGACTTCTGAGCCGATTGGTCCGAAGGCCAATCCCTCTGCCTTATTTCGATATTCGGCAGCGTCCACATACCGGCCAAACTTGGGAAGCTCGGCACCAAGAGGTTTACTTCGTCTCGCTTCTCGGAGAAACGGCGGGAGAGTCAGCGCGAAACTGAGATGTCCCGTTTTTGACTTACGTCTAGTTTCCCTGTAGGTCATTGACATCGCCCCCCAGTGCCGAGCTTTATGGGTATTCCGCTCAAACTTGAGATTGCTGCGGGATTTTTCCTTCGTCGATTGGCTTGCCAATCTCGCTTTGCAATACAGCATTGGCATGGATGGCGATTTGCAGCAGCGCCGTAACGAGCTTGATGTCCGCCGCCGCGCCGCCGGTCAGCACTCCCGCTGCTGTGCCGAGGGCCAATTCGAGTATGGCCAGGAACGTCTGAACTTTGCTGCCGGGTTGCGGTACTGGTGTAGTGCTCATCATTTGCCTCCAATTAGCGTATAGCCTTCCTCGAAAGCATCTGCTGGAGACCATGAAACATAGCCGTCTTTGTAGACTACGTAATAGCCTCCCGGTTTGGGACTATGCCTACGGACATACTCTCTGCCCACTAGGATAGGAGCGTAACCGTCTCCCTCCACATGGAGCATTAGGCTGCCGTCAGATTCATTTCCTGGGATTGTTGGGTCTGTGATTTCCTTGATTTTCAGCGCCCAGACTTCTTTGTGGCACCTATATCGCGGCATCTCTTTTTCCGCTCACTTTCTTGAAGCTTGCCAGGTCGGTCGCCAGTTGGTTGAGGTCGATTTGCAGGTTTGCCATCATCTGTGACGTGTCTTGCCCCTTGACTGCGGCATCGTGGTAGACCTTGTAGAGCGCGTCGGCGGCGTTGTACGACTTGATGAGGATGTTCAGGTATTCCACCGAGTTGGTCGGCAGGGAGCCTGTCGAAAGGGCTGCTTTGGCCGAGTTGATCGAATCATTGGCCACCAGCAACGCATCATAGGCGTGTGAATCGAAACTACTGGTTGCGCCTGGATGGATGACATATGCCGCGCATCCCGACAAGGCAACAGCGACGATAAGCAAGACTGCGAGGGTCGACAGCAGGAACAGCTTTTTCATTGAGTCTCCTTTAGTTTTAGCCACTGGGCTAGGAACTCTTTGGCTTGGCCGGTAAGAATCATACGAGGGCTGAATCGAAAGACAGTATAGCCCATCGCGGTCGCCGTTGCATATTTTTCCAGGTCCGCTTCGAATCCCTTGCCGCGCATGTGCCGACCGCCAATCCAACCACCCCCCTCGATTTCGACAGCAAGCTCGTAGGGATATAGGCCGCCCAAGATATTTTTTGCGATGTTCCCGACTGGACCACGCTTATACAGGATGACGTAATCGAATCGCCAGCGCCTGGGAGGGCAAAATTGTAATTCCTTTTCACGCTTGCCATCTGGCAGGAAACGCAGCCCCAATTCTCGCATGTGCGTTTCGAGCAGGATAGCTGCCTCCGTCTTTCGATTCTTCACCATCGAAGCACCTCCTCGATCTGCCGAACGGTCTTGCCGTATTTGCGAGCGCAGCCCAGGGCCGACAATCGACGGACGTAGAAGTCGTATCGGATTCGACGCCTCAGCGTCACGAGGGCGAGTAGGGCCATGAAACCCTACCAAGCCAGTTGTCTTGATCCAACCAGCACCTGCAACACTTCCTGCAAAGTCCACATGCCGAGCATCGCACTTCGGGTGAGTTTACTTGCATGTACAGCACTAACTCGACGCGGCTGGAAATCCCCAGCTTCTCGTAAACACGGTTCAGGTAATTGTGGACCGTGTGGAGAGTGAGCCTCATCTCCTTAGCTATTTCTTTGTCAGGCAGGCCGTTTGCCACAAGAGCGGCAGCCTGCGCCTCGCGCCTCGCGAGTCGATGAAGACCTGACATTTAATGCCTCCTTCTTCTCCAGGTACTATACGGTCCCGAGTCATCGTGTGCTGGATCAGTAATCCAATACAAGATTGATTTGACTGCAAAACCAATACATACACCTAAAAAGAATGCTATTTCTAGTAGGGTCATGGCTTCACTTCTCCGTTCTTCGAAGGTTAAATTCATATACAACTTCTGGTTCCGTGCGATTGCTCACACAATGAAACATTACACCTGGCGGCAACTTCAGAAGCGCTTCTCTCCACAGTGTATTCCAATTGTAGAGATCATGTAGGTTTATATCGCCCGGTAGCGCCGGTGGTTCTGCGTATACCGTCACAGTAGGCGGATGCCGCAAGAGTTTGAAGTTAAGCATGAGGGAAACGCAAAGTATGATAGACATAAATAGCACAGCAGCGGTTCTCATGGTTTCACATCCTGTATACAAATTGGCGGACTGGGACGATCCCGAAGTATATGGCCCTTTTTGTCGAGATTAGGCGGACCACCACCCATTGCCATTCCATTTACAAATGTATTCGGTATATGCCACTTCTCAGGTTCCGCTGATATCATTGCCATCCACCCATCCGGGCAGTCGTAGTGCCCGGCGCTTGGGTCGGGGACCCATTCGGGTTGCGGAACAGGAGATGACGAAAGAGCTATGCTTATTCCAGAAGTTGGCATAGTGCAAACCATCGCCCTTCCCTCGTGATGGCATTCATAGGTTGGTAGATTCCCAGATTTAGGAATAAAAACAGCCGTTCCGCTCGTGCCTACTGACGACTTATCCGACTGTGCGAACAGCGGCATGGCGAGCAACAACACAATCACAACTGGCTTCATGGCTTTCCTCCTCATCCTTGAACCAGCAAATCCTTTCGCGGGGCCAATGAATATAGCGATGCTCTCCCGTCTGAATGTTCGTGTACTGAGCGATGGTCAGTACGGTAGCGTTTGCCGTCCAGAAGAAATGCTTCACGTGCTCGTAGACGACTTGGGTCGTACTATCGTCCCGGTAGATCGTTAGTTTTCGCATTGGCCTCCGCTTCCTCGATGGCGCGTTGAGTGGCGGCGAGGCGAACACAATCTGGATAATACACTTCGCACTCATGGCCTTCTGACTCGACTTGATAGTGATGCCACCACTTCGCCTCATCCCTCACCGCCCGCAGCAGGGCGAGCTTGTGGGTGTGCTCCATCTCCGATAACTCTCGGCCACGTCGGACATATCGCTTTTCCCATTCGAGTTCCGTGGCTTTATTCTCTTCTCGAATCTTAGCATCGTGCCGGTCGAGCGCCGATTGCTGTTCGGGGGAGATGAGGGCAAGGATAGCGTCACGAACCGCATTCGACTTCCTTCTCCCGGCCAGATCAAATACTTCATCTTCAGCTAAATCAGATACCTCCCGTAGCGCCGTCGCAATCGCAGCTTGCTCGTGCTCTCCGGCTTCCATCCTTGCTAAGTCACCCTTGAGGACTTCGATGGCATCCTCAGCAGCATGAAGCTGTTCGCGCATCTCGGCTTGGGCTGCATCCATCGCAGCTTGAACTAATTTCGTCGAGGATTCATTTGTAAATAAATGCATCGGTAAATCTGAGCAGGTAGTAGGATCAGCTAACCACTTTTCTGCGTTCATATTCCGCCTCGCTCCCGGGCTTTGGCTGCTTTCTGCGCAAACGCTTGACCCAAGATCTGGTTTTTATCGAATACGCTATCAGCGCAATCTTGATACGCCTCCGCCTGCGCTCGGGCCTCGGCTGTGGCGAGAGGACCCAACCTAACAGGGCGATTTTCCTCAGCGGCTACCTCACGTTCTACTATTCCTAAGACATTACGCTTTCCGTGTTCCAGTGCGTATTTCACAACGGCGTTTCTCAAGCCACAGCCATAGCAAGAACAATGAACTGGATGCTTAGGAAGCTCCATCTCGGATGAAAGATTAAGAATCGCTGTATTTGCCGCCTGAAATAAGGCATCGCAGCCTTCGTTCAGTCCAGCCTCCTCCGCTGCCTTCTCCCGCTCCGCGAGCATAGGGGCGAGAGCTTCAAGTTCGTCGGCGCAAGTCAGCATAGAGCATCCGGCTGCTGTAGGTTGTCCATATCGACCCACAGAACGAGAGCCTTCACCATTCTTGCGCCACTTCTCGATCAGGCGCTCCAGCGCAGCGGGCAGCTTGGTGTCGCTCATCGGCTTCATCTCCAATCGTCCAAGGTATCGAATCCGGGTGCGAATTGGGAGTAGTACAATCATGATTTTGTGTCTATTGATTAGACCTGAATTTCCTTATCATTTTTCTTTGCAAAGGCCGTCAGTCCGATCCGTAGGCCAGTATCAAAGGACATGGCCTTGTGATAAGAAATCCACTTGCCAAGCACAAGTCGCTCAGCGTCCGTGAGCTTTTTGAGCATTTCGGAAATCTCTTTATCGAACTTACGGTATCGTCGCTTACTTGCCCCGTGGCAAATGTTTCGCATCCAATATTTTTCAATCTGATTCCCAAGATGATCCGAAAAGCCTTCCGTTATGAGCAACCTTGCAATCACTGCCGCACTCTTAATTGGATTTGGCATTTAGCTCCTTCTCATCTACGCGCTCCTCAAAATCTTTGCCACACCCATTCTTGAACGATTTGGTTTGCTGTTTCCCAAGAAATGCCGAACTTCTCTACTAGAATTTGCGATCCGTTATAAACAGATACACAACGCTTTCTGCGATAAGCCCAGCAGTTCTCGTCGAGAATCTTGAACATTTCTTTCACTGACTCCTCCTTAATTGCTTTGGCTGAGAGAGCGGTACTAGCATTTCGGCCCCGCAGTTCTGCTAAGCCATGCGCCAGCCAAACTCAATTTTCACTCCTCTTGGTCCATCGAACTTGCACATGTCGAATCTGGTGATGCTCCCGGCAAAGAGTCTGCAAGTTGGTTTCCTGATCATCACCGCCTCGACCACGTGGGAGCTTATGGTCGAGTTCAAGATTGAAAGTAACGCTGCAACGTGCCCCGGACGGCAGCACCCATACGCAGCGATATTTGTCGCGGTCGAAAACGACCTCACGTATGTGTTCCATATCGGCCCCGAACAGGTAGACCTTGCCGAATATTGTCCAGTAGCTTCGACGGTCGAGAAAGCCAGCCTGGGCCGTGCGTTCCAAATCCAATTTATGTTTCTTCCTACTCATATCTGAAAATATCGCGCATCATCAAATCGAATTCTCTCCAAAGATTGTTCCAGCGAGAGCAGAATGCTTTGCTTTCGATTGATGATTGAATCAGTGGCACGTGAGTTTTCTTTTCCAAGGCGGAAATTCGAGATTCAAGCTCTGCAATCTTTTCTTGGAGTGTGACTTTCACTAGAAGTTCTCCCAGTTTTCGAGCTGTAACAGATGTTGAGCCAGCGCCTCGTACAGCGCGACATAGCCGCCAGTCGCCTTCTCCCCGACCGTGATGCCGAGTCGAGCAGCCGCTTTGCGCTCCGCATCTTCCCAGGTCGAATAGACCGACTTTGGGAGCCTTCGATAGAGAGAGGCCCATTCTTCAGGCATTCGGCACCATCCTTGGGTGATCCGCCTGATCCTTGGCTGGCCGAAATGCCGTGCATCTACAGAACTTACCTTCTCTGTTTTGGTATAGGCAATCAGTGATTGTCGGGTGATGTTCCTCACGCCGATGCCCGCAGACACATAGCAAAGTGGCTTCCTGCTTCTCCGATGCGCCAATTCGCCTCGTATTGCGTTCTGTGGCATGTTTAGGGGCCATTCTAGACCGCATCACGCCTCCTCTGGCATCTTGGGCAAGTCGCCGGTAACCATGCTGCTCGTAGTTTCGCTCCACACGGGCACATCCAATGGGGCACTGCGATTCTCTTTGAAGCCCGGCGCGCGGATTCTAATACTTTGAAAGGTAAAGGCTTACAGCCGAATCGAGCAAGCATTCGGGCAGTATTCTCGGCCACCTCTCGGGTTGTGTATGTTTGCTTCACGATCGAAGCTTCGCTTCAACGGCAACTTCCGGCTGAGCCGAAGGCTCGACCTGCGCCTGGTAGAACTCTCGAAACAGTTCCCGAAGATTGGTAAACACTTCACAGGTCGAATTTGGGTCAGACCACAAACTCCGGCCCCTCAGAAGTTCTATAGCAGCCCTAACAAGTTCAGCGTGCTCTGGTAGGTCGCACTGGCCAACCTTGTGCGCTAGAATACAAAACCCACAATTCGCAAAATCATATGGATATTCGGCTTGGAGGTATTTGTCTCGCTCTGTCATCGTTTCTCCTTTTCAGCTAGTTTTCGAACGTACGACTCTTTGATTCGAACCGGCCCAGGATCGAAGCTCCCCACCCGAGCTTCCCGACCCTTGAGAATCATTTTCCGTTGTTCTTCCTTGAGCCACATCCTCACGAATCTCCGTGTGCCTCGCCGTTTCGGATGCAGATCGAGCCACGAGTCGATGATTCGATACTCGGAAAATAGAAACACATTCGGGAACCAGTGCGCATAATCCCGGTCGTCGTCCCACGAGACGGTCAGATGCTTGCCGACGTAGGCGTTGAAAAGATTCATTTCTCGCGGTCCAAATGCCATACAATCTCAAGATTTTCCAGCGCGTGCTGTGCAAAGCAGGCTGCCATCTCCACCATCCCATCGAACGTAAAGCTAACCGCTCGTGCTCCAGCCTCTCCATCCTCAAAGTCACCGCCACCGTGTAAAAAGTAGTTTCGCGCAATCTTTTCCATCTTCACAATTTCAACTAGCACAAAAACCCCTTTCCCTCAGTAGTAGATTTTGACTCATCCTGGGCCATTGTGGTGGGGAATAGTGCCTGCTGTCCCTCGACTGGTAAGAGCCTTGTCAGCAGCCCCACGACACGAAAAGGTGTTTTGGCCCGAAACTGCCCGGACTTGCCGCGATTCTGAGGTTCAGCGGTAGTATCCGCCGCAAAGCGTACTTGCCCTTCATTCGCAGAAATGATGGCGTCAGGACTGGAAAGTTTTGGCGTGATTGCATACTCAGCCGTCCGCTTTCTCGGATTAGTTGGGGCGCGTGACAGGCGCGGACGGCTAGGCCAGCTACCTACCAGCACGCCCCTCGGAATCCGTAGCTTCAAGGTATCTCTCATTTCTCAGTCCTGTCAAGAAGATTTTTCGCCGATCCGTGTCAAGTCTAAACTGGAGCATCACGCATCAATTCCAGAAGTTTGTCCGCCTGCGCATTACTCCATTCTTTTCGGGCAGCGGCAGCGGCAGCGGCAGCGGCATAGGCAGCGGCAGCGGTAGAGGCATAGGCAGCGGCAGCGGCATAGGCAGCGGCAGCGGCAGCGGCATCGGCAGCGTCAACGGCAGCCCTCCTCAACTTCGACCAATTTACGTCTTCCGCTGTGCCACCGACAACCTGCCCATAGGCATCCGCTACATCCTGGATAGATTTCTTCGATTGAGCGGATTTACTGAACTGAATTACGCCATACTTCGGATCGACAAGCAGCCACGCGGCAAATCGAGGCCACACCATCGACAAATCAGCCCCTACCCTGGGGGCAAGTAAGAACTCTTCGGGCCATCTTTTTGCGCGTCCATTGCCAAGCGATTCGAAAATTCCATCCTCAAGCTTCGCAAGGAGGCGCGGGATTCCCAGTTCTATTTCATACACACTGTGACTCGAAGAATGGACTGTGCAGCCGACCGCGCAGCCTTTGCCGTTTTCCCAGTACACGCCATGAACTAACTCATCAGCCGCAATATGAGCACGGATGCGAGCGAGGTACGTTTTCTTAATCTTCGGATCGTTGTGGAATGCGAGCATTGGAAGTTCCTCCTTGTTTTTCGACCAGCCGATATTCGACAAGCCGTTGCCTGCCGATGAAGTGACTTTTCATTTCGATCACATGCCCCATCTTTCGAAGCTCGTGAATCCTGCGCGTATGGCTGGCAATGTGGAGCTGCATGATTCGAAACAGGCCGACCCAATAGCCTTGGTGGGCTTGGAGCAATGCAAGGATACGATCACACTGTGTTGTTCTCATCGTCGGGCCAAGCAAGCAAGTTTGAATCGCAGCCAGCTATTCACCTTCTTCCATCGTTCACGCGGCGAAGCTGTGGGAGGCAGGGAATCATTGACTGCCGCCACTTCATCTACCAGACTACTGCGCAGCGAAGCTTTCGGATGATCTTCCCAAAACGCGCCGATGGCGCAAAAATTCCCTGCCACATCGCGCAACCGGCCGTAGATCAAACCACGTCGTTTGGCAACGGAATCCCGAATCAGAAACAGGGCAGTATCATCGGCTAGCGGCTGGGCGTAAGACTTTTTGGATTCTGGCCTAAATTTGCTCATTTCGACTCCTTACGCACAATCGACACACGAATCGACACATCCCGCCATCCCGGTTGTGTTTCTGGAATGGCCACATGGACAGCGCTGCTCCCACAATTCGAGCAGCGCCCGTGGGTGTCCAATACCACGGTTGTCGAACAGTCCTGGCACCACCAGTCTCGACTCATTTCGATTCGCTCCATTTGCGCTCCTCGCCTCGGATGGGTGCCCTTCATGGGTGGCCCTCCAGATGAGCCGACTGTGCTTTCTCTGCTTTCGACGAGCCGTCATCCTCTATCCTGAAGTCGCAATCTGGCATTGGGCAAACCCACCATCCAGCACCACCTAAGCGCACATAATGAGGTTCAGGCTTAGGGTGCGTTTTCAAATATGCAGGCACAAAACTGTGAACGTCTTGCGGCCAAACCATGCCGTGCAAGACGCATTCCGAATCCCTCCAACGCCAGACTCGATTGTGCTCATTGGCGAAAAGGTCGAGTTGGTCATTGATGCGATAGTGATATGGGCTGAATTGCCGCACTGAGAAGCCATTCTTCTCAAGTTTCGATATTTCCGGCCTATCGCTCATCCTTCGACCTCGATCTTCAGCCTATCGCACAGATCAACAAAGCCCTTTTCGTAGTCGGCTGGCACGCGCCAGTACGGAACTCCGTCAGTCTTGCGCTTGAATCGCTTGCAGCCTGTGTCCTCAAAGAACTGGTCAAGGTCTGGTATAGCGATATAGCCTTCTGCATGGAAAAAGTGGCCGTTCAGCTCTTCTGGCCGTGTGATGACGATTTTCTTATCACGCTCGGTCTGCAGGATGGCTTCGATAGCTGCTGGAACTCCACGGCCAGCGGCATCGCCTATCTTTTTGGCTGCTACGCCTCGCTGTGTAGCCTTCGCATCTCGATCTGCGCCGCCAGCTTGCTCGGGGTTGTCGCCTACAGGCAGGTTGAAAATCAGAATCAGTGCATACTTACGGGAGCCTGTGAGGGCTTTGTAAACGCCTTTATCGTGGAAGTCCCATCCGGTTCCCGGCATCGTGAACTCCATGCTGTCGCCGGTCGTCACGTCGCGCAGCTTCCACAGCACAGTCAGCCGGAATAGGATTCCTTTAGTCTCAGGCACAGTCTCTAGAGCTTGCACTTCCGGCGTGAGAATCAACCCATGGGCTTCCATGCCAGGCCGCACAGCGTCTACCACATCCTCGATCTTGAGGTACTTATAATTTGAGTCTTTGTTGAAGCCGGTCATCTTGATCTTGCGCACGGATGCGCTGATAGCAGCAATCTTCTGCTCAAGGGAGAGCGGTTTAGGTGTTTCGACTGTCGCCGGGTCGGTCATTCGGCACACCTTTCATGGATTAGGAACAGCCCGATTTCTTCGACCGTCTCACCAGATTTGATAGGTTCGCCACATTCTAGACAATGCAACTTTTCGTCAGCCAACTCCGACGTTACCTTAAACCACGTTGGCTGTTCGGCGCGCTGGAGCATTTCGTCCTCGTAGCTATTCATCGGCCCCCTCGCTCAATTCGCGCTCAGCTTCATGTTGCGCCTCGCTCAATTCGCTGTCTTGGTGATGGAATAGATGTCGGCAGCAACTGCATTCGACCCAGCCTGCATAACTATCGAACATTCTTCCACAAGCTGGGCACGTTATTTCGATTATTTGGCCCATTGTTCGTCTCACCTCTCTTCGACTCAGTTCCTTCGCCAGTTCGAAATAGAAGCTCATCGAGGCACCCAGACTTGGTGGGAAAGGGTCATTTCTCACCTTTCGACTCAATGAATAGGGCGATACGCTCCACGGCATCGAGAGGATTATCGACATAGAATTCACGCGGCCACCAAACAAACAACCGTGATGCTTGCTTAGAATCAATCTCAAGAATCTCAGCAGCGTCACGTGAACACCAAAGACCATCAAATTTTTTCGTGACCGTTTGAATCGTCCGTTTACCGGAAAGCACCATCGCCCAGCCTGCGATACAGGCTTGAGTGCCACACGGCGACTTGTCCGATTCGGATGCCCAGTCGAAGCTATACCGGCGAGGCTCTTCTTTGATGTGCTGCTGAATTTTGCGCAACAGTTCGACGTTCATCATGCCTCCTTATTTCGGCACCCACACACCCTAGCGGTCTGGTGCATCGAGTCGAGCTTTCCAAGCCACCACTCTCTTGAGTCCTAAATGCTTCACAATCGAATTGCCAGGATCGCGCCGCCCTGCCAGGACATCGCACAAGTACTGCGGGCTAATGCCCCATTTGTCGGCGAGGGCCTTTTGACTTCCCGCTTCTGCTACCAGCTTTTCGATCCGTTCGATGATTTCATTTGCGTCCATTTCTGTCTTATACCAAACCGCTCATCCGCTGTCAAGTTAATTCGTGCTGAGCCTCGAAAATAGAGTTATGAGACCCTAATGAAAGGGCTGCTCTAACGTGGCAGCCCATATGCCGGACCACCCAGCAACGCCTCGCGCCATACTGGGATGCATGGCCCAAAGGTCAAAGCCATTCCTCTACTAAATAGCGGATCAACGTCTTGACTAGCGCATCTCTTCCGATGTCTCCGGCATGTGGTTTGGTATGCCCAAAAGCTAGCGAGCGTTCAAGTTGCGCCATTCTTTCTAGCTGATCGGCATGGAGAAAGCACTGAATTAAGCATTTGATCTCCCATGCTGCTTTGGTTTTGGACTGGCGTCCCGAGCAGCACGCTTCTATGTGCATTTCGACTTCCACGATTCGACTCCGTAACTCATTGATTGTAATGATGCGAAAAAGCGAGAGGTTTCGCCTTTCGTGTCACTGAGCACACACTATCGCCTGTCTTGTGGTAAGCCTATTACTTTGTTTCAGTTGTAGGCGTGTCTTGTTCGACACGCTTTGTGTGTGTTTCGACACGAAATGTTTCACGTGGAACACTCTTGACTCACGGTGTAGAATCGGCTCATGGCAACAGTCGATCAGCAAGTTCCTAAGCCTCGCAAGTCGTATCTTCCCAAGCGCAGTATTAAGTCCCCAGCAATTCAAGCAGAGGTTGTGGCACGTCGAGCGTATGGCGAATCTAAGGCTCAAATATCTCAACAGCTTGGAATTGCGCCAAATACAGTCTCCGGCATCATAGAATTAACGGAGATTGATACGCTTTTGCAGGACAATCGGCTCGGGTGTGCAAAGCTTTTGCCTAAGAGTGTGCGCGTAGTAGATCATCATTTGAACCGCAATTCGCTAACTGCCGCTCTTGCAATACTTAACCCGCTAGTGCTCTCGAAAGACGCCGCGCCGCGCGATCCGAGCATGGGGAACATGCACATCTCGCATACAATTCAGATGCTTTTGCACCCGGATAAGCCTGTGGCAGCACAGTCCGATACTACGATAACCATGCAAGTCCAACCCGCACAACAAGATAAGCAATTCGTGTCGCATAACAGTGATTGTGTTAAGCAGGATGTAAAGCCTGATCCTGGCCCCGAGACCCCCACCTAGAAGCAGGCAACGGAAGGCGGCACCCGTTTACATATACAGGTTGTGCTAGACAATTTTTTTTGATTTCTTGTACGCACATTTGTCCGCACAATTCCCTTGACAATCGTACGCACAAGGCCTAATGTACGCACATGAAGGATGCTCGCCTATACGTACGTGCGACACAAGAGGAAATAGCCCAATGGAAGGCGAAGGGCGCTGATGAGGGGATGTTGCTATCGGAATGGATTCGGGAATGCTGTAACAGTATGCTCGACGGGGCAGAGCCGCGCAGAGCGGTAATAACCAGTGATTACACTCTGGCTCGCGCTGAGATGCCGATTGCCACTACCAAACTAAGAGGTTCAAAATGTAGAAACAATGCGCAAGCAAGTCCCGTGACAGGGGAGGAGTCCTCTAGCCAGTTCTCCAGCGCAAAAACTGGTGGTTGCAAGCATGGTCGTCCGAAGGGCGACCATTGCTGGCAGTGCGGAGGGATGGCGGTGATCGAGTAGATGGGGTATTACTCTGGGGAACTTGAGTTCGAAACCGCGCTAGAGAACCTGCCGAAGATGCCCAAGCAGAAGGAATTCCTGACCTCTCAGGCATTCGGGGCGGCTTATGTCGGAGGGGAGGGCAGCGGGAAGTCCGTTGCCCTCTGCACTGCCGCCATCATGCACGCCTTCGATGATCCTGGCGGGCAGTCCCTCATAGGCCGGTTGCACATGCCGTCGCTTGAAACCTCCACGATGCGGATTTTCCTGGAGTTGGTGCCTGAGAGTTGGGGGGATTGGGCCGAAGCGAAGAAGATTTGGACATTCAAGAACGGCCACCGCACGATCTTTACCCACCTGGACATTAGCGATCCGAAGGTATCGGGCCACATCAAGTCGCTAAACCTCTCCAAAGCGTTCGTAGATGAAGCCTCGGAGGTGGATGAGAAGATTTTCTTCCTGCTGGTAGGTCGTCTCCGAAGGAAAACTCAGTCCAAGCGCATCATCCGGCTTGCCTCGAACCCAGCAGGGCATGATTATATGTGGCGGCACTTCTTCGACCCTAACCGGAAGGACAAATTCAAGGAACTCTACCAAGGAATCAACTGCTCCTCGATGGAAAACGTGTTCCTGGCCGAAGAATACCTCGAAGTTCGACGCGCCACCTACCCGAAAGACTGGGCCGACCGCTTCATCTACGGCTATTTCACGGATTTTACCGACCTGGTGTATAAGGAATTCACGGAGGTAAGCCATGTCTATGACGACACTAGGAATTATCAAGTTTTTGGCGGTTCTAATCTGCCTCCTAACGATTGGCCAGTCATTGTTGGCATGGACATCGGTTCCGGTGCCGAAGGCGATCCTTGGGCTTTGCCTATTATCTCTGTCGCTCCAGATGGTCGCTTGTATCAGTTTGCTGAAATATACGGAGTCAACCTCAGAATTGCTCCGATTGCCAGCGAACTCCATACTTACCTACGAGGACGAACACTTGACGGTTTGGCTTACGATACAGCTCAAGCCGCAGCCGCTCAAGAACTAGACGCTTTCGGCATCCAAGGCACTCCGGCCCTAAAAGAGCGCAAACCTGGCCTGTTGAAGACCGAGCAGTACATGCACATCGACGAAAGATTGGAGCATCCGTTCAATGCTAACATCCAAGGAAGTCCCAGATATTTCGTTGCGCGATCTTGCGTCAATACAATCGCGGATATCTCAGGCTATAAATGGCCTAAGGATCGTTCTGGACTCCCTAGAAACGACTTCACAACAAATCACGAACATTCTCATATGCCTGATGCTATCCGCTACGCCCTCCATACCTTCCGACCTGTCCCATCAGAAATTGCTCCCCTTAAAAACTGGGAAAAAGGTTCGCTCGACATCAACTCGAAAGTCTTCTGGCAGCAAAAAGAGCTGAACGACGAAAAGCAGGCTCACCGAGAACGCTGGCGAAAAACCCCTTTTCTTTCTACGCGGAGAGGACTATCCTCTCGGAAGGCTACGGGTGAGATGACCGTCACCCAATGGCAGAACCTCATGGATAGACATTGAGATGCCCGCCTTTTTAGAGAAAAAACTCAAAGCCAAGTACGGCCAGAACAGTGCCACACCGTACAAGATTATGAACTCCATCGCCGCGATGCATGGAAACCGCGAAACTGCGAAGGGTAAGGCAATGGCCAAAAAGCACGCCCGCGACGTGAAGGCAGGCAGAGCGAAATGAGCCGTGGCAACCTCACTATCGAAGATGGAGGTTTCCCGGTGTATAAGGCCGCGCAAATCGGCAAAGTGAATGCCATGCGCCGCGCCAAGTCGCTTCCCGATCTCGAGACGCCTATCGTGCCCACAAAGGGCCAAGCCCTGTTTACAACGGCAGAGGAGATGCACAATGAACCTGCCAGTTGTTATAACTGTCAGATGTACAATTCTGGAGCCAAGACCTGCTCCATCCACGGCCCTCGAATTCCGATTCGTAAACTTCAAAAAGATGGCATTGAATACTGGCCTCATTGCGCTGCTTTTCTCTACGGGGAACCAAAGGCAGAGACTTCTTACTCAGCTCAACGCGACCCTGACTACACTGCCCTTAAATGGATCAACGCTCCGAAACCAGGATTAGAGCGATCTGGAGCTAACTGTGGTGGTTGCGATCAAGGGGATGATTGCGATCACTATTCAACTGATGGGAAAATTGAGAAGTGGAACAGCCCAACAGGATTTTGCAGAGCACTCCAAGTTACTGTAGCTTGTGGCGACGAATGCGCATTGTGGTGGGACGACGATATTCTTGAATGGAGACAGGCAATTAAAATTATCGGGAGTCAGAATGGGGCAAGCTGACCTGTCCGGCGTTCACGCTCTCGCCAAGCCGATGATGAATAAGGTCGCCGCGATGGCCCAAAAGTCCAAAAAGGGCAAAGCCTCGATGAAATTGAAAATTAGCGCCAAGGCAAAGGCGAAATGAGCGACACTCCCAAAACGGCTCTCGAAGCCCAAATCGAGCAGGAAAAAGAAGAACTGGATGCCGTGCCAAAGATTCCGATTCAGCAATTCATCGGCACTCTCAAGCGATGCCACATCTGCGGCCAGGTGTACAATGCAGAAGACTTGAAGCCTTACGACACGCACATCCATCCGAGCTTGGCAAGGGAAGCGTGCCCGAATTGCCATCCGCAAAGGGGAACCAATGGTTGAGAAATTTGGAGACGAGGAGTGCTGGAATGAATACTCTCGGGCCGAGTTACTGGCTGTCGCTGACTCCATTCTGTATTTGTCTGGTCGTTCTCGTGCTAGTGTTGCTCCTCAGAGAGCACCAGAACAGCAAGATACAGAAAGGACTTCTGGACAGAATCCTAATGAAAAGCGGTCTTGAGCCGCTACCTGAAATCAAGCCTTTGGCGGAGATTACGGGCACAGCGAAGAAGGAAGAAATCGCAGAGAAAATCGAGCAGTCCATAAAGGCGATTGCGCGATTGAAGCGAAGGCCGGAAGCAGTGAGGTTCAACATACCAGGAATGCCGAGAGCGGGGATGGGGGAAGTCACTAAGAAATAATGGGCCAAACACCCACTGGATTGATGGCAGGTCTGCGCGGACTGTTTAAGGGCGCACCGAAGCAAATCCGCAGTCCGCTTGCCAAAGGGAAGCCGAAGGATGTTTTCCCTTCATACCCGGTTCAGGAAAAGCCAGAGCGCCGCATCATGTGGCTGCTCGATCAGTTCTACTTCCAGAGCCAATATGAAAAACTACAACTTCACAGAAAATGGTTTCGGAATCATCTCTTTTTTACC